TCATTTCTCTATTTTCTCCTGTTAATTCATTGAACCATAATAATGGTTTTCGAGGTGATCCTTTTGTTTGTATCGTCCAAGTTATAGGTGCTCTATTATTTGTTAATACATATGTTCTATCTTTTATTTCCCAATTATTTTCTAAAGGAGAAACATTAGATATTTTAGTTTTTGTTGTAGTCATGATTAAATAATATATAATAAGAATACTGGGCTCCGAAGAGCCCGTATCCTATTGTTGTTAGTAAATTAAGCGTCTTTGAATAGTACAAAGTTGTTAGCCGCTTGTGTAATAAGACATCTTTCACTTAAGTAATTGATTCTCATTTCATCTACGTCAGTAGTTGCAGCACCTCCAACAGATCCTGTAATCCAAGATTTGTTTTTACGGTTATCAACTTCTGAAGCTCTATATCTTACGTGTAAGAATGGACGCTTGATGTTTTGACCTAATTGTTGGTCGTAAACTGTAGAAGTACCTGCTGGCACTAATACACCTTCAATATCACCAAAACCTCCACGAGTAGACCAGTCATTTAAGTACTTCCAGTCAGTCTTGTAAAAGTCATAAGAACCTCTACGGTAACCGCTGAATCCTAAATTAAGCGCCATATCCTCATCGTTGTTGAATACTCCAAAAGAAGTACCACCAGCGTAAGCTCCATTTTGCTGTGCTAAAATATCATCAATCTCTAGAGATAGATTTCTATTTAAGAAAAGCATGTTTTCTTCAATTGCACCTTGCTTATCTAACTGAACAAGAACTGCATCAAAGTCTGTTAATGCACCACCTCCAGCAGCTTGAGCGCCGAAACCAGAATAAACATTACCACGAGATTCAAGAGCAGCAAAGAAACCTTCAGTACCTTTAGCAGTTTCTAGTGATCCATATCCTAAGATAGCACCAGTGTTTTTCTGTAGTTCACCTTCAACCATAGACATTTCAAGATAGTCTTCCCAACGAAGTCTATTTTCATGCTCTGATTTCATGTACCACAGATATCCATTAGCACCATTTTCAGAAGTAACTTCAATCCATCCAATCTGAGCTGTGTCAGATCCATTGATAGAATAGTTTTCTTTTAGAATAATTGGCGAGTTTGCAAAAGTAGCATAACTAGGATCTAATTTACCAATGAAACTTGACGTTCCTTTTGCAAATTCTGAACCATAAGCAATAACAGTAAATCTATCTGCAGCAACTACTTGTGGTACAGCTCCGTATGTTTTAATACTAAAGTTTTGTACTGTAACTGCTGTTACTACACCTTTAACTACTGGTGTTCCAGCTGCACCTACTGCTGATGTAGCAGAAGATTGCTTTTGAATCATAACTGTTTGTCCAACTCTAAAGTTGACAGCTGTAGTTTGGTCTGTTGTAGAACCTGCTGATGTAACTGCTGTTTGTGCTGCTACTGGAACATACCAGTGTTGCACGTTACCTCCAGTTGCTACTGCAGCTGTTGCAGCTGAGGCAGCTGGTTGTTGTAAAGCTGTAGCTCCTTGTATTAGACCTACATATCTAGTGTGTAATCTTCCTTGTTCTGTCCAAATAATTTGGTCAGAAGCTGAAGGCATTTCTGCTGATACCATACGTAGAAAAGCTCCGATAGTTCTATTTCCGTATCGTTCTACTTCTTTTTCGTATACATCAGGTAAAAATTGTTGTCCCCATTGCTTAAATCCTGCTGCAGTGAAATCTATATAGTTTCCTGCGTACAGCGATTTAGTTTGCGTTGGTTGTAATGGTGCGGGAAAACTTCCCGGGTTTGCTGTAAAAGCCATTTGTTTTGATTTTAAGTATTAATTATTTTTTCCATTTAACGCGCAACTTATTAGGATTATCATCATTTGAAATAGCTCGTATTCCAGATGTATTAGTTTTTGGCATTGAAGCATTGTCTTTTCTAGGATCCATATTTATATTTTTTGCTTTTTTTGCACTTTCACGTATTGCATCGGCACGGCCTTGCTCGTAAAAATGTCCAGCTATTTTATCTGCATTTCTTGCAGCAAACATAGATTTGTGATAACCGGCAGCGTCTATAACGTTTCCTTTTTTATCTATATGCGATTCAATCCAATTATTAATAGAGTATTGAAATTCCTTAACTTTCTGTGGGTTTTCAACTTTGTAACGATATTTGTTTTCACCAACCTTAAAATCAAAACCTTTGAAATCTTTGTTGAAAACTGCGTCAGTTTGTTTTTTAAATCTTTCGACTTTAACCTCACTTTCAGCTTTTTGTTGCTTATAACTATCATAGTGCTCAATTGCTTCGCGTTGTTCAGGAGGTATATCATTTTGCTTTCTTAACTTAAGATCAGCATAATATTTCTCTTTACTAGAGTTAAAATGATTTTGAGCATTAAATAGTTCTTCTTTAAAAGCTAATTGCTTAGCTTTAATTTCTTGCGGATCATCCGCTTCTCCATCATATGCAAAATTTTTGTTAAGTAAAAATTCAACATCATCTGCATCTAAATGGGGTTTTGAGTTTTTATAAAATTCTCTTAATAAAGTAACGTTATCCATTTTAGAAACATCACGGTTTAAACTCACGTAGTCTTCTACTGAGCCGCCTGTATCTTCCATAAACTTAACTAATTTATCTATATTTTCAGGTAAAACTCTACCTTCAACATCTGGAATTTTTTCTTCTTCTAAAGCGACAGGTTCTTCTATTTCTTTAGTTTCTTCTTTGTCTTCTATTAATTGTAATGGAGAATCCGGTACATCATTAACTGCTACTTCTTCTTTTTTAGCTTCTTTTTCACTGGGTTCGATCCGTACTTCGCTGTCCACCTCTTTGCTATCTTTGGATGGAACATCCATAGATACTTTCGTTGTTTCTCGCTCTTGAATGGCATTTTCTTCCGTGTTTAAAGGTTTATCTAAATTTACTTTATAAACACCATCGTCTTGAAGACCATAATCTTTATCTACTTCACCACTTTCAATAGCTTGTTCTAAAACAACTTGTTCTTCGTTTTGTGGCATTGCATCCGCAGCAGCTTCTGGCACGGCTTGTACTTGTACTTTTTCTTCCATAATATAATATAATAGTTATTGTTTGTTATCTTGGTTCAAATCTTGATAAATCAATACCTCCTAGTACATCATTACCTTTTGATTCAAAAGATTTTGCTGGTTTACCACTACTAGGTGGTCCAGATAAACTTGCTGTTGAGGTTTTCATAGCCGCAACGTCTTTTTGAGTTTGATTTTGTTTTTCAACCAATTCTTTTTGAGCTTTTAATTCTAATTCTTTTAATTGCACATTTAATTCATATTCAAACTGCATTAATTCTCTTTTAGTTCTAGCTTCAATTTCTAATTTTTTAATTTCTAATTCAATATCTGCTGTTCTATATTGAATTTTAGATTCAGTTTTAACTTGTTCTGCTTGTGTTTTAGCATTTTCAACTTCAATTTGAGCTTGTCCCTGTGCTTGAGCTTGTGCTGCACTTGCCGCTTGAGCTTGTTGTTGATCAGCTTGTTGTTTTTGTATTCTTCTATACTTCAACAGTTGATTTGCTAATTGTATATTGTTTATTTCTCTAACATCTATAGCGTCTTCTAAAAATATACTACCACTAGCTAATGCTACTTGAATGTTGGCTTCAACTAAAGCTTTTTCTTGCTCATCTGGTTCTAATTCTAAGAATATACCAAATTCATGTAAATGCATATCTTTCATTTCTTCTAAAGATCCTACTGAAAAAGGACCTAAAGCACTTATGAAAGCTTTTTTAGTAGGATGATATTCTAAAACATCTTTAAATCTTAAAGCAATGTTTTCAGCTAATCTGGTAGTTATATACATGCTACTGTCTAGTATATGTCTAGTAGCAACATTACTATTAGCTGCAGCTAGCTTTTGAACACCAACTAAGGCTTTTGGATCTGGATCAGAACCATCTCTAGCTTCATTTAATCCAGTGATGTCTCTCATCATCTGAATGTATTGATTATAAGCGCCAACAAGTATTTGAACTTGTCC